ATATTGGAAAGAAACAGGAAAAGGGGTAGCCATCGTTGATTATCAGGCGTTAAGTAATGCAGAAAAGCAGGCGTTAGAAGATGCTATAACAGGCTTTGGGTGTGTCCCAGATACACCACCCGTAATCAGGGTTGGTTGGGCTATACGCACATTAGCAGCATCCATCAGATACAATGACGCAACACCAGATTATGAAAATTGGACTAAAGATGAGATGGAACAGCAAAAGAATCTTTTGCTTAAGTTATCAGCCCATTGGAGTTGTCAGGAATTGGGTTGCGATACAACAAAGCAGTATATCAGCGAAGAACCTATTGTTAAGGTAATGGAGTGAATCAGATGACTTGTAAGTATGCAGAAGAACAGGAATTATGTAAGCCCGAAGAGAATTGCAGGATTTGCGAATTAGAAATGCAGGTATATGACATGAAGCAGTGGTTAGGAGCGGTAATCGTTGAATGGGTATTACCAGATGAAGCAGGTCGTGATTTTCACATGAACCACAGGTTAGCAGGTATTGTATCGGACTTTCACAGCAAAGGCAGCGACCTATACTATGATACAGCGACTTTGGTTAAAGACAGCCACCATGACGCTAAGACAGTTCAAGCAGTTAAGAACTGGATGAAGGAATATGAGCATTGCAGTGCAGGATGCAAGCATGACTTATCAGATTGGGGTAAAAACTTCAGGAAGATGTTCAACAAGGAGTGAATCAGATGACACATGAATGGCTAACAGAAGATACAGAAGATTTTCCTTTCAGTTATGGAGAATTGATTCATCTATACATCACATTGAGCAATGCAGTTTTAAGAAAGACGAGCAAAGAACAGTGGATGGAGATTTGGATGGAACGACAGCGACTACGAGAAATGACGATTAAGGAGCAAAACGCAGAGAAGCCCTATTGAGCAGCAGGAACTGATTGACCAGCATTTTGTATCTATCCCCCTGAATAAGAGGGTATCAGCAACAATCTATCATAGTATTATCTGACAGGTCTGCCTGCTTGGGGGTGATTTCTCGCCCCTGTTCTATCTCCTAAAGTTTGATATACTATGACTTACTAACTCATATTAGGTGATAACCTGATAAAAGAAAGAAAGAAAAAACTGATTGACCTGCTTGAAGAACGAAACCTGCACTTGCCTGAATTGTATAGGGAAGAACTGCTTAGACTATCCAATCTGGATGAAGAAGGTTCATCCTCACATGAATGGATTGACCTGCTTAACGCTGATGTTGAATGGGTTGCCTGCCTCCTGATAGATATTAGGGATGATTACCTGAAGTCCTGTTATCAAGAAGGTCTGCAAGTCATAGCAGAAATGCAGTTTTTCCTCGGATTCAAGAACAAAGTGCCTAATCTGGTTGGGGGTTTCCCACCTGTTATGTCTCGTGATGCTGCCTGCGAAGGCTGTCGTGCTGGCGAATGTGATGGTGCCTGCGTTAACTGGGGTCTCTGAAATGGATGAATACTCTGCTAATTGGGATGGTATGACCCTGTTCTGCTTTGCGTTGAAAAGACGCTGTAAGGCCTGTATTGACAAAGCATTGCTGATTTGGGTTGAAGAACTCCAAGGCTGCGAAGGTGGTTATATCTCATGGGAAGGCGACCTGCCTACGGCTGAAAACCTTCGTTTATCTGACTTGTTCTATTTAGTCTCAAGTTCTGATGAATGGTATAAGGATGATTTCCAGCTAAATATCAACAATCTGATGGCTGATTATGCTGATTATTGGTGGGATGTATCTGTTCCTGCCTGTAAGGCCTGCGAATGAATGTTTGCTGGGTTGGTCTGACAAACCTTCATATACTTGATACATCTATCTGTAAATAGCCCGAAAAGGGGCAGGAAAGGAAAGAAAAATGTCTGATAAACCTGAAGGAACTGAAAAACTGAACGCATATTGGGTCGTCAGCGTCTCCAAATTGGAGGAACTGATTGAAAAGTCAAAGCAGAATTGGCGTGAATCAACAGGAACAACTCGTGTGGCGAGGTCGCACTGCTTAGTCCTGCGATTTGAAGATTCTTATGCAGATGACCCTGATAAGACTGGTAATGACGGAAAAACTCAATTATCGTTGGTGAGGAAATGACAGCAAAAACTGAAAACCGCCTTAGCAGGATGGTCTGGAAAGAATTAACCAATAAGCAGGCGTTTCCTGCAATGCCTGACATAGAAGAACTGCAGGCTCACTACAAATCTGGTATATTTGGATTTGTTCACAGCGAAACAGGCGAAGTATTAACAACAGATTCCCCTGAAGTGGATAAGTTATGGGCTGATTGGCTCAAGTCCGCTCATGTTATGGATGAGGCGGTCTGCTATGCACTTGAATTGGAGATGCGTCAGAAATTGATGGTTGAATCTGTCGTTCAGGCGTGGGCTAAGGTTCATGCAGGTGGCTGCTGGGGCTTTATGAAATCAGGAACTGATTATGACTTTACCGCAGGACAATCCTCCTATTGGACTTTACCCCTGCACTTGATTTGCGCTCTGATGAACAGAACATCTGATGAAATTATCTATGGAGATGAATACTGATGTTGCAGGTTTGTAGCAAATGCTCCCTGATGATGGCTCTTATCGGTGATGTATCTCGTTGTCTGCAATGTGATAACATTTCCCTGCTTGGTGCTCTTAAGGAGGTTGAATCTGATGGTAACTGAATATCTGTGGCGACCAATTACAAAACAGCAACATGAGTTCTTTCTCGCACATGACCCAAATCTCCTTGATTGCTCGGGGCCTGCCTGTTCAAGCAGATGCACCGAGTTTAACTGTTGGGAAACATACGGGGCAGAATATACTCGTCTGTTTGGCGAGATTGTTTATTATGACTGAAGCCTGCAAATACTGTGCTACTGTATGGTGGCGTTTAGAGGATGCTGAGCGCTGCTGCCTCCCGAAACAGGTTGATTGGGAGGTCATCTGGGAGGAAGAGTAACATCTCCTACTTAAAGAGGCAGGATTAAGCAGTATTTCTGGTGAGCCAGCAAGAGTGATTTTTTTTGCAGCCTATGAGAATGTTGAGACAGGACCTGATACTATACATTTTGAGCGTCATCTGCTTAATAAAGAGGGAGGCTGATTTAGCGTATTTTTGAGGCCAGATACTCCTGAGAAACCTTACCTGATGTAGCAGGGTGGCTTTTCCTGAGCAGCAGGATTACAGCGCTTTAAGTTTTCTTCTGTCAGATCTGCCTGGGGGTGCAGGAGGGAAATGACTCATGTAGTATCTGTGAGATCTGCCTGCTAAAATTGAAAAATGCTTCGCTGCATCCGTCTGACAAACCTTTATATGGTTGAATGCGTAGCTGGAATCATGGCGGAAACAAAGACAGGTAGCAAGACCCTGATACCATCTGGTGCGAAAGCACACGCCCCAGCAAATGCTGAAAGAAGACCACGACCAGCGGGGGAGGACGGTGATGTGTATGTCAGATAATACTCAAATCTTTAGTGATGCAGACGAAAAGACTATCAGAGACACTGTAAACAAGCAGCGTCGCCTGGTTGAACTCTATGCAATGAGCAGCCTTTCAGGAAACGACAAGGTTGTCTCCACACAACTGGAAAAGGTCATCGTAGCCTCAAATGCTGTTGCTTCCCTCGTAATGGAACACGCTTCAGGACACCAGGCTGCAACCGTCAAGGCTGCTACTTCTCTTATGGGAGCAACCATGATTGCCCAGATGCAAAGTGCAAAACTGCAAGAAACTAAGGAACAGGAAACATCTTCCAAACCAGCTAAGGCTGCCCCTAAGAAGGCTGCTAAGACTGCTAAGAAGGCTTGATTCTGGAAAGCAGGCTTGACCTGCCATCCTTTGTCGCTTTGTTAAACCAGGACGGCTGATGAAATACACCAACCAGCGAATCCTGTTCACTTCTGCAATCATGCAGAAGTCACTGCCCCTCTGGAATCTTCGGCTTCCAGGGGGGCCTCCCCTGACCTCAAAATCAGGTGTCCGCTGATGTGGGAACTCAGGTGCCTGCGTCAGCTTTTCCTGCTTTAGGATATTGAGTCCCAGGAAATCTGCATTTTTTTTTGATATATCCATCTGTGAGATCTGCCTGGAGGCGAAACTGACCACTCTAAAAAAGCTGTGAGAGCTGCCTCGTGGGGTCTGGTAAATCCCTATCTGTTCCCCCTCCTAAACATTCATATACTTGAACGAATATCTGTAAGTATGGCGGAAGACCAAGAAGAACCTAACCTAATTTCCTGCGATTGTTGCGGGACATCTGTGTTATCTCCTATAACATGTGGTGCGAGATTTATCTGCAAGATATGCTATCTGCAACATCTGCAAAAACATCATGGGTGGTCCTGATATGCCTCGTCTAACTGATGAATACTTCATATATCTGGACACGCCCGATTTCCTGTTAGAAATATCTATGTGGTCTGGGCATCTGAACATTACTGTAGCAACACCCGTTAGTCTGCATTGCCTACAATCTGGTGCGGATATTCGGGAAAAGCCTGCGGTTGCTGGTATTGTATGGTATGACCTGAATCTATGGGGTGGTATCTGATGGGTCTGCCACTCTGGATTAGGGATGCTATGCTTCCTGCTGAACCTGCTATAATTTGCCCCCCATCCTGTATGTTCTGTGCGGGTATGATATCTGATGGTATCTGTCTTTGCGGTAAACCTCTGGATGATACGGGTTTCTGCATGAACGAGGAATGTCCTCATTGCTTTCATAACTACTGCGACTTCTGCGGTGGTAATAACGAACTGGTAGGGAGGAAAGACTGTGGGCCTGATGTAATGGCCTGTGAATGCGACATTGACTGATTATCTGCGACATGGGAATCCCCCGCAGCTTTTCCAGCTTTTTACTTTTTTATCCCTGTCTATCTGGCTTGCAGATTGCGCTGGCTATCATATATCCTGTCAGAGCTGCCTGTTGGAATCAGGAAATCGCCTCGCAGGGCGGTCTCCTAAAGTATTATATAGTAGTCCGTATATTGCTGTATATGGGAAAGAAAACCATATCAGGAAATGTCTTCCGAAACATCATGGCGCAGCAATGCCAGATGTGCGGGGGATTTAGGGGCGTGCAGATACAAGACGACATACAGGGGCTACTAATGCCTTGCAGGTGCGGTGATGAAGAATGATATGCAGAGAAGCAGATTGTTCAGGAAAACTTCGCTTGGCCGAACCAGGTGCGCCAGGTTGGGAATATATGATGATTTGCAGCGAATGCCTAACATTGCAGGAATTGAAGGAAAGGGCAGATGGTGATGTTTGTCCAGGATGCGGTGGTGTGTGCGGTGAACCAGAACCATCAGATTTAGACCATCCATACTACAGTTGCCCAGATTGTGCGGGTGGTGCTTGAATGCAGCTAACCGTTCAAATCTGGTGCGATTGCGGAATCCTAATGGAGGCTTACGCAGATGGTAAGTATAAGTGTCAGGGTTGCAGCGAAGTGTTTGACACAAGCAGCGTTCCTGTTAACAAGAACAACGGGCAGCTATCAGGTAAAGAAGTCCTTGACCTGCTTGCCCTGCTTGAAGACCACCATCACGAAGCAGGCGGTCCTGACGATGAACCACTCTGCTTTGTCGGATGCACCTGCGAATACTGTTGGCCTGACGAAGATTGATTCTAAGCCCCAGGAATGCAGATAACTTTTTTGATAGGCGCAGCCATGCAGAAAATCTGCAGGCGTTTGACTCAAAGTATATCTGTCAGATCTGCCTGTTGGAATCTGGTTATCACCATCTGCTAAAGTATTATATACTATGTTGATTATGGATAATTGGGGGAAAAACATGATAAACCTAAAAAAATTGGATGAAGACGAACTGGCTAATCTCGGAATGGAGATCTGCGAATGTGCGCCATGTGATATACTATCTGCTAAGGAATTAGAAATAGTATATTCTGGCTTTGCAGATAATTGCTATGAAACAGACGAAGACGAACAACATCTGCTTTGGTTGGCTAAGGAGCACCCGCTCCTTATCATCAAATGCTTAGTCGGGTCTGCACGACAGATTGACGCTAATGGCCGACACGAACCAGATAGATATGTTGAAGGAGACGGTCTGTTGGGTGTCTATTACGGAGAACTTCTGCTTCGCATCCTTGCTTGAAGATTACCAGATGGGGCGGGAACAACCGCCCTATCTGCTAAGTTTAACTTTTTCATTCCTGACAGGTAATCTGTCAGGTCCCAGGACTACGCAGTTTTTTTCAGAAGCCAGCCGCCGCCTGCACGCCTGCAGGCTTTACTGAAAACAAACAAGTCCCAGGATTGCAGTATTTTTTAGGGTCGCCTTCCTTGCCCAGCCCCGAGGAGTGCATCAGTACTGTCTGTTAAAGTATTAAGTAGTATGACGGTGTAGCAGGTTTGTATGGAAATACAAATAATAAACCTGGAAGGAAAAACAACCCTGGGTGGGCGGATATTCTGCTTATTCATTGACGGTGATGGGTCTGCTAATGATATGTGGCCAGATTCACGGCATGAAGCAGGGTTGTGCATCCATGAAGTTTTGCAGTATATCGGCAACGCCCTGCAAGGCAAATATGAATGTGATACCTGCACAGTCTGCTTTGAACAATGAACCTGGGGGCGACCACCCCCACCTGCAAATCTATACTTTTTTAATCAGGGGAGATATCTCATCAGGTCCCAGGAATACAGTATTTTTTTGGGCGACAGGTCCCAGGATTGCAGACTTTTTTTTAGACTGTAGGTATGAGATCTGCAGATCTGCCGTGTTATACAAATAAAAAAAGGGGGAAACATAGGGGGGGGGCTAACCCCCCTATGCTTCGGCCACGACCCCGTATCATGTCGGCTTATGGGGATGGGTCTTCAATCCACCCATTCAACACTTCTTGTTGCGATATGGTAATACCCGTTCTTCATAACAAACCTTGCAAACCTTCCCATGATAGTAAAGGGGTCGCCCGCAATATTGGGTTTCATTAGATGCAAACAATGTATTACAAAGCCCGCACCGTTGTCCGATAACGGTCAATGTTCGTCGTCGCCCCATTCAAACCACCCACATGATTGATTCCATAACGCCCATAGGGTATGGCTTGTCCTTGTTTATGCAATTGCGATTACGGCAAACCAACCAAACCTTAACTTGATTGGCGTCTATTGCCCGATGAATTATATGTGCATTCGCACCGCATATTCCGCAAATTGGATGATTGTTCATTGTAAATCACCTTCAATACGCTTACCCAAGCATCCCGCACATATCTTCACTAAGTATCGGTATTCGGGGAAATTAGCCAAAAACAATGCTTCTTCTTTGCATCCCTTAGCGGGGTCGCAAAGGTCGCATGGGTCGCCTTCAATCTTCATCATCATGCCTTCGGGCAATGCTTCGGTATATTTCATTGAACCACCGCCATGACGACTTCTTCAACATCAATTTCAAAAACTTCGTAGCATCCTTCACATATACACATAACGATAATTGATGAATCAATTAAGGTCAATGCTAAGTCAAGGACTTCGCCCATTTGTTCGGTTTTGTTTTGTATGCAAACCACGCACTTCTTCATTGGGCGGTGATTACCGCCACTTATGTCTATTCTATCCATAGGTCGGGGATTCGGCACATTATCCGATATGCGTTCATCTATCCCGTAAGGGTTGGGGGGGATTCACCCACCCCCCCGTTATACTTGGTGTATTGGGTCGCATTTGTGGCTATGCGATGCCGATTCGTTGTCGTTGTTAATTCTATCACGCCTTGGTTGTCAAGGATTAGGGTTCGGCCATATCGTGATACATTGCCCGATGTTGATTCATCGTATTATCATCTATCCCGTAGTAATTGGGATGGCGTAGCGTGTATGCCTACTATACCGCCTTGTAAGGGGTATGGTTCAAGGTGGGGCGTATGTCGTATTGTCATAGTCCGTATATGCCTTCAAGCCAAGAATTGTTGAAGTATAGCAATATTACCAAGAACATTTGTTCCGATTCTTGACGATGTGATTATGTCAAGGTCGGTTGTCTTGGTTGCTTCAAGTGCGGTATAAGCCGTGATTATGGCCGATGCACCTTCAAGCATTGCGATGTTCGCTTCAACCAACGCACGCCCTTCGGGTGTAGCGGTTAGGGGGTAGCCTAATCCGATTGCATTAACGATGTCTTCCGCACTTCTTACGCACTTGTTCACCGTGTTGCTTACACCTTCCGCACATAGTCCACGCTTACCGATTGCCGATTGTGGCTTGGTCTTCATTGGACTTACGCTTGTTTGATTCTTGCCTTGTTGGGTTTGGGACTTTTGGTTTTTAGCCATGTCTTCACCTTTCAAAGTTTTTCGCATTCATTCCGCCTATTTTGGGTTTGGCGTGTTCACCCTTGTAATCCCCCGCATTCTTTTTTCATGGCGGGTGCTAAGGCTATTGTAGGTTTTTTTCATCGTCTATGTCATTCGGTTGCTTTTTGGCTTCGCCCACTTGTGCGACCCGACCACATTTTCAACGGGGTGTGCATCACCCGTTCCCTTTTTTACTTCCCTATTCATATCCACATGCTACGCACGCAAATCCGTTTTGACGCATTTCAAGAATGCGCCAAGGACATTTATACCGCCCCGCCCCCCGCCTTCGGGGGACAAATGTTCCTACACGCCCGACCTTATAGTCTTTGTCCGAAGGGTTGATATACTATGACAACAATTTTTGACCTATCATTAGGCTCAACGCCTACAGCTCCGCATAATACAAATAATTTTTTTTCAAAAAAAACTTTATATTTAGAAGAAAAACGGGTATTTTCCGCCAGCCTTTGATGAAGTTTGCGAGTTATTCCAGTTACCAAATGTAGTAGTGCTCACACTAAAACTTCCCTGGGAAACAGGCATTATGAATTGGTCTATGGCGTGTGCAAAGGCCATAACCATATCGTTATGTTTTCCTAAGTCCACTATTTCACCATTTTTCCAAGCATGGGATTCTAATTCTTCTAAGAACGCCCGAATTACTTTTCTGGTTGGTTCATCTCCGAATGGTAAGACTACTCGGCCTTGTTCAAACCAGGCTCTGAGTCGGCTCATTAGTCCCTGCTTAAGACTCTTGTTTGAGGCTTTAGAGGGTTGATAGTCAATAGTAATACCTTTTTGCATAAGGATTGCATTATACAGCCTTTGAAAACCTACATCTTCAATTGCGACAACAGGCATTTTGTATCTGTAATTATAGTCAGCGATAACATCAACCTGCTTTTCAGGGGGAAAGTCATTGCGTCGCCAAACATCAACCAAATAGATGTAGCCGTCTTCGTCTTGTCTTAACACTACAATAACTGAATAGTCTTTACCTAATCCGTGAGAAGGGTCAAAGCCCATAACATATTTACCGCTGTGAAACTTTTCTTTTTCTAAAGACAATTCCATATCCATATTCTTTCTTGAAATGCTACGAGGGAAAACCTGGGATTCTTCGTCAATGACTCGGCAAAGGTATTCTTGAGTGAACTCTAATTCCTGCATAGCCTCTTTTTGTTCCAGTATAAACTCTATTGGTCTATGTTCAGGCCATAGGCACTCTGGGATAACATTTTCTGGGTCGGCTTTGTATTCATCCCAATTAAGGATTGCAGACCATGTCCCACTTTTCCATACTTTGTTTTCTAACATTTCAGTATGGTAAATATCAGTCATAGCCATAGGAGTTCCAACGCAATATAGGCTGGTTCCTGGAGATAACATAGGAGTGACAACCTTTCTGAGCCATCCTCTTACATTATCCATTGACATATCTCCCATATCCATAAGAACATCGTCAAGAGCAATACAGGCTGGGTGTTCACCCCGAATAGCAGAACCAACAGATGTGGCTCTTATCCATGCGCCATTAGTGAAAAACAATTCATACTTTCCACCACGCTTTGTATCAAGGTATTTTGATAACTCCTTATGCTTAAGAATGTCTTCTCTGATTTCACCGAGACGACGAGAAGCAGTATCCTTACTTGCTGAAAACAACCAGCAGCTGAATGGTTTATTCCTCCACTTCAGAAAAAGAGCATGATGGAGTAAAACAATACGGAGGGTTGTTGATTTAGAGTGGTCACGAGGCGCAACAATACAAGTTCTGTGAACCTGTGCATCCTGTCTATCTGTGTATAACTTAATCCAATCTTCAATATGTTCGCCCCATGTATAACCCAACCATTCATAAAAATACTTAATGTCATCCTTTGACCTTAAGAAACTGAGAGTGCTGGTGTTAATAGGCAAGTGGTTTCAACCCCTTTTCTCCACAGTGGGGACAAATACCTTTCATAGCCTTTTCAGACTCCATAATACTTGTAGCAAACCCACATTTAGGGCAATAAGCCTTTTCGCAATATCTATGTTGACCGCTCATTCTCTCACCACTCGTAAATACCCACAGTAAATATCCTTTCCTTTTACCTGTTTACGGCAGGCGGTTGTAGCATAAACGCCTTCTTTACCGCATGTCATACATTTTCTAAGACAAGTCCTATTTCCCATCAATGACCCTCCACAGGAGAAAACAAACTGCAAATCAGTCCTTCTTCAATGTCAATCATATAAGCAGCCAAACCTGCTTTTGACATTGTATAACCGTTTCGTGCATGGTATCTATCATGCCCTGCTAATGAAGGCATTTGGATAATCATAGTGCCTGCAGTTTCTTTAATTGTTTGGTGGTGCAAATGTCCGTGAAACCATAGATGGTGATTTGTAACTCCCCATTCTTTCTTTGCTTCGCAGGCCATAAGGGATGGAAGTTTTTGCATTCCCCCATCACCGTGAGTTAAACCAATTAGTGTGTTGCCGTATGTCAAGTATTGTCTCGCATGAGGAGAAACTGTAATTTTCACATCATCACAGTTGCGATAATAAGCATCCAAATACATGATAAGAGCCAAAGCAGACATTCTGTCATGGTTTCCAGCCATATTATAGACTTCAACAGGTGCAACCTGTCTTAAGAGTTCTATGTGTTCAACAGCGAGTTCGCAACCACTTTTAAGGATTTGGGCTGGTGTCCCACACATGTCTTGAGGAGTACCTTTTGTTGTTTGTCCTAAGTCATTATCAACATGAAACCAGTCCGAGCCTGTTCCTAAAATAATTTTTTCGGGGCGATAAGGGAGTTTTGACAGTAAATCGCTTGTTCTATCCATCAATCGTTCTTTGGCTTCGTCAAAATTGTAGGTTTCTCCTACTTCGTCTTCCCAGCCATACTTACCCCAATGAAAATCTGTTGCAGAAACCATTAGAGCATAAGGGTTTCCTTGTTCTTCAATCAAAGTTATGCGTTGAGGACTTTCAGGTGCTTCAGGGATAAGAGATAGGAACTCAGTTAAGAGGTAATTATCAAGGTTTCTAAACTTCTGTGCGTCTTTTTCAAGGTCATTCCACCTTTTCGCTTCATATTTTTCAAACAGTTGTTGCTTTTGACGAGCAATTAGGTCGTTTGTCATTTCTTCAACTGACTTTTCAACAAACTCTTCATCAGTAAAGGGGGACATATCATGAGTCCAACCATGTCTTTTGCGGTATTCTTCAAGCCAGGGGCGAGGCATAGCATACTTTCTGCACATTTCATTGATTGTAAGTGCGTCAGTAGCCATATTTGAATAATCAGCCTTCATTTGTCGGTGAACATCACCTGTAATTTTCACTACTTGGTCGGCTGCCCGAAGGAATGTGAAGTAAATGTCTTCATCACTGTTGTAGTAATACGCATCAGTTGAATACATACGGGTATTTGGAGTTGCTACTACTTCTGGATTTATCACACTATTACCTTTCTGCCACCTTTGAGTTGACATTTCCCAGCCTTTAACAGACTTTGTTGGGTTGAGGTTATGCAGATGACGAGCAAAAGCCAACCTTGACATTGTTGAAAGTAAATGAGATTCTTGCTCAATTAAGTCATAACCAGTACCTGGGCTTGCACGCTTCGTCTTCTTATTGTTCATTGCTCTAACCAAACAGTAAAACACCTATAAATGCGACGGTCTTTATTTTTATTTTGTAAATGTTTTGGGAAAGAATAAAGTGCCTCACAGGTCTATTGTTGTTATTTATTTATTTATTTTGAGGGGTGGGGAGTGCCTAAGACATATTTATCTGTCCGAAGACCATAGATTGAGTTATGGATATTCCAATACCCTATGAAGGATTAGGTTATTTGGGTATAGTTTTGATTATTTTAGAAGTTATCTTTTGGGTCTTTGTAGGTAGTAAGAGTATAAAACTCTTTAGAAACCTTATAGGAACAAATAAAGAATAATACAAAATGGTCAGCTGTCCCCCGTTTTATTCTTTTGGTAATGACAGTGAAAGAATAAAAAGAATAAATGTTGCTTAGAAGCACTTAAAGGAGAACGACCACTCACTTTCAAATATGGGCTGGTTTTCACGAGATAAGCCGACAATTCCTGAAAAAACGGAAAAAATTAAGAGAATCTCGGTAAAAGCACCAGCTCCGTCACCTCTTGTAGCATCCATTAAGGATATTTTGACTGAAACGGAGTCAATGAGGACTCAAGGCTACAAACAATATGGTTCTGTCTATGATAGCGAGTTTGACCTTTATGATGATATGCTAAAACTTGACCCTGAACTCAATGGTGCAGTCAGAGCAGTATCACTCACAGGAAACAAATACAAGTTTGATTATGCAAAGGCGAAAAATAAGAAAATCCGTGAAGCGGTTGAACAGTTTGTCCTTGATGTTGAATTAGATGACTTTATCATCAATACAATGCGAAACCTGCTTGTCTATGGGAACTCTATTGATAAAATAGTCGGTAGGGCAGGTGTTGGGATTACTGCGCTACAAAGCATCCCTATAACGCAAATTACAATTGTTGATGATAGACCAAACAGCGATAAAAGTCCAAGAGCATACGGCAAAGATGACCCAATTATGGAAGCAAATACATATCGCTTCAGGGAACAAGAAAGAGGGGCATTAGAAATACCTTCAGATGAAATATCCCACATTAAAATTGATTATCGCTCAAACTGGCACAGAGACAGACTTAGCAGATGGACTTATGGTGTATGGGGCGCATCTCGCTTTAGCAGTTTGAAACAGGCTATTAGGGCTAAATACAATACAATGAATAATCGCATTGCTATTGAAGACAGTATGACAAAGCAGTATATCAGCATTGATATGTCTGCAGTTGAACATATTACTGACCCTAATGAACAAAGAGAAAGACTATCCCATATTATGAAAGAGGTCGGAAAACTTCTTGAAAGTCTAAGGGCAGACCAAATCCCAATCCTACCTGACTATGTTAGCATTAACCAGATGGATATGAAGAATGTCCCAGATAATAGCGGATTCCTTGACATGATTAACAGTGATATTTCAGCTGTTCTTCAAGTGCCTCGTGTTGCTGCAGGACAAGAATCAGGTTCAACCTTTGCTGCTACATTTAATGCTAACATGTGGTCTATGCAAGCAATTTCAAGACTTCAAGCAGTAGTTACTCAAGGAGTAAACGCTTTACTTTTACGCCATTTAGAAATGTCTGGTATTGTTGCTGAAAGAAAGGATTTACCGACTCTTAAGTTTGAACCAGTTGACGAAGAAAACAATTATCAAGAATACCAGCGTGTATCGCTCGGATTCAGAGACGGTATCATCACCAGAGACGAAGCAAGAGAAATGCTTGGATTCCCCGAAGGAATTGAAGAAGGATTTAAGGATGATAACCAAACAGGGACAAGACCTATAAGTCCTCGTCCTCAACAACAAGACACCAACAGCGGAGGGGAACCTGAAGATGAGTAAACAAACTGGGAATAATTCATTTAACGACCAAATGGTTAAGTCAACTGTTAAACCTGCAATTTACCTTTGGTTAATGGCCTGTGGTTCAGTTGTCGGTATGGGTATCTGGAAACCAGATGTCGTTCTCGCTAATTTAGATGGATTTATCGCTCTTATTGCTATCATTGGTGGTGTTGCTGCTCCTGCTTTACAGACAGTACTCCGTATGTGGGAATCTGAACAAACTCAAGAGGTTGATAATATCCCAACCGAATTAAAGCACCAACGAGAGCGTGATGCTGCAGAGAAAGAACATAAAATTGAATTGGAAAAACTTTCTCAAAAGCACGAACAAGTGCTTTCTAAGTCTGCTCAAGACCACGAACAAGAAATGGATAAAGTCATGGCTATGTCCCCAACAACCACATTAACTCCAATTAGGAAACTCGGGAATGATGAAGAATGATTGATAATGAAGAAACTCCATGCTGTAATTGTTGCGCTAAAGCAGAAGAAGAAATAATGCCTGAAGCATCTGATATATGCAACTCTTGCTCATCCCAAGAAAAATGTGCTGAAGAAAATGTATGTTTAGAATCGCAAAATTATGAAGAGGAAGAAAAGAAAGCCTCATGCGATAAAGAATGTGGTGTTGGAGAAGAACTCATTGCTGGCGAATGTGTCAGAGTCGCAGTAACTACTGAAATTGAAATGAAATCTGCAGAAACTATTATTGAAGCAACAACAGGTAAAACTGTCGTTAAAATTAGTGGTGTCGCATTTCACGAAGGTATGAATAAGAATAATTGGACTATTACTCGTAAAGGAGCTGATTTAGTGGTCAGCCAAATGGTCGGTGCAGATGTAACTCTTAATCACCCTCAAGCAGAACATGGTCGTTTCAAGAGGAATATGGCTGGTATTGACGAAGGTGTTGTTGGCCGAATTACCGCTGCTGAAGTTATTGGTACTGATGATTCATGGGAGGTTTCATTTGAAGCCACCGTTGAAAGAAGTGAATTGTTTGAAGTTTTGGAATCAGGACTTTGGTTCCGCTCAGAATACGGAGTTTCTATCGGTGGAACAGGAGTTCCCGATAAAATCCTTGAAGCTGAAGACGGAAAATCTAACATGATATTTGAGACGGACTTCACTTTTGACCACCTGGCGATAGTGCATAAACCAGCATATCCTCGTGCGAGAATTGAAACTGCTGTTAAACTTGAAGAAGCAGTTTCTCAGGAAATGCTTAAGTATGATTCAGCTCCTGACTTAGGATTAGCGAAGGCGGGAACAAACATGTCCGACGAAACAATTATTGAAGAAAAAGAAATCATTGAAGCATCTGCTGAAGCAGAGACTTCTCCATCCGAAATAGAACTCGCACTAATCCTTGCAAACAGTAAGGTTGCGGAGTTTGAAGCGGCTGAAGAAGCACGAATTGAAAGCGCACGACTTGTCGTTGTTAAAGAAGCATCCGAAATGGGTCTTAAAGGACATGACGAACTGCCTGAAGAAACAATCCGTTCTTTGATGGCTTCTTGGGAAGCATCCCGACCTGCACCTTCTAAGGAAATGAAGCCTGTTACTCCTGCTTCACCTTCTGAAGTAGTCGCATCACATTCTATCAAATCCGAATCGGTAATCGCAAATTACCTAAACGGTGAACTCCTAAAAACACCTGAAGCGGAATATGTCGCTTCCTTTAACGCTCTTGTGGCTGCATACAATCGTGGCGCTGGTTCTGACGACCTCGCTCCGACATTTGAAGATGCTAAAGCAAAGGGGATGATTTGAAATGGGATTACACGGAATCGGAACAGGGCCTATTAACGGCAATATGAAAGCAGGAACCACAGCAAGTCTATCTGGACTTTTGCTAAAGGTTGACGGAACGAACACATTGAATCTAACCGCAGCGGTTGGAAACACACCTCTTGGCGTGACAATTGATTCTTCACATAAAGACAAAGACGGAACATTGGTCACTGGTGGCCGTGTTTCATTCATGCCGTCTGGCGGTGTCTTGTATATGCGTGCTGAAGCTGCAACCTATGTTCAAGGCGAAACTCTTTACTGTGCTGCTACTGACGGATTTGTTCACAATGCTGACGCTGGTTCGGCAACTGTTGCTGGAATCTATGTCGGTCAAGGTGAAGTAGTTTCTTCTGCTGAAGTAACTGCAAATGAAAATCTAATTGCTGTGCAAACAAATGCGGTGGCTTGGTGATTGGGGGAATTAAAATGGTAAACGAAAACATTGAAACAATTGTAGCAAGAAGCGAAAAAGGGCCATTTGGTCCTGGAAATGCAGTCAGAGAACAAGTATTGCGTGACTTTATTCAACTCCAAAGCAAGGTTCTATCCATCGGAACAGACCTTGTTGGAACTCGTACTGTCCCTTGGTTGGAATACACCTGGTATAGTGGTATTGAAGGAAACTTTTCATATCCGATTGATGATTCAGCAACTGTTGAACCAACAAGCATCGGTACTGCAAACTACTCGGTTCAACTCAAGAAGGGTATGGGTCGTGTCACATTCCTTGACACCACACTTCTGCGTGGCGAATCATGGGAGAACATGGATAGGCAACAACTGGGAATCACCCAAGCACTTGCTGACACCATTGACAACCTAATTCTTTCTGGACTTCATGCTGGTGCTGGCGACTCCGTTGCTGCAACACAGGTCTTCGGACACGCATCTGCTGATGAAGAACAAGACCTTCTAAGTGCTGCTGATAAAATCTTTGATTTGGCTCGTGTTTCTGGTAATGAAACTTTGTCTGTTGTCCTTCCTGCTTCAAAGCGAAGTACTCTTTTGAACACTCAACTGTTCGGAAATGTCATTCAATCCCTACAAGACCACCTAAGGGGTGTTTTGGGAATGGATTTCAAGTATACTCGTGACGATGGTGCAGCTGGCGCAATCGGAAGTGACGCTCTCGTTATGGTGCCTGGTGCTCAAACCGCAGAGTTCTTCCAATACAACGGTCCTGGATTCATGGAAACTGAATTGACTCGTATGCCTGGTGTAGGTTATGATTGGATGCTAACTGGCTACATGAACATGGTTGTTCACGAACACCAAGACGGTGCAAGTGCAGGAACCACTAAGCGAATTGTTAAACTAACTGGCGTTCAATGAAGGTGGTTTTTTGACCGCCTTTACTAAAATGTCTGCATTACGCACATTTTGTCTAAGCATTGATTCGGATTTATCCGACTCTCTTTGGTCTAAAGTGGCTGCTTTGCCTAAATCAGAATGGACTGAAAAATCTGTTATGGCTGTGCTTAAACCAAAAAAAGCAAATAAGAAGGTGAAAAAGGATGGCGACAAAGAAGAATAAGGCTCCTGCAAAGGTCAAAGCCCCTGCAAAAAAGAAAGGTTCCTCTAAGGCTGCTCTTGTTAAACAATTAGAAGCAAAGGGAATGTTTATTCCTGCTGATGCTTCTGCTGCTCGTCTTAAACACATTTTAGATACTCACCGAAGCCCTTCTTATTGGATGGTTCGCCTCGCAGGCGCAACATACAAACCATTGGTTGAAGTCGGCATTGATAGCAAAAAATTGATTTATGCTTTGCCCGATACCAAAGCAAGTGAAATGATTCTTAATACTCGTAGGCTCGTTATTCTGAAAAGAACAGCGACACCTTTTAGTAATGCTGTCATCATTGATTCTTTTACGGGTGAATCTGATGACAGTAACGAATGATAACATACGGGATTTGTTAGGCAGACCAAAAGGTCTTCTAACAGCCACTATAACTGAATACATTTCAATCAGAACTAACTTTGTTAATAAGGTGGCTCGTGATGCTGACTATCTGCCTGATAACACTAACGAAGTTTCGGCAACTCTTAAAGAAGATGCTATCAAAATGCTCGTAGCAACTGATTGCTTAGGTATATTGATTGACACATTACCAGGCACCGCTGCTTCTCATTCAGAAGATGATGCGAGGTATCAAGACCGACGATTTGAATATCAATTAACAATGTTTAGAAAAAGAGCTGAAGACGCTCTTAATCTAATATCCGAACAGGGAAGTAAAGCGTTTGCAGTGAACAGTACGAGTAGTAGGATAGTTTAGATATGGCAGATATAACATGGAGTGGCGGGGCAACGCCAAACTTATTAGCGAGTCAAGGTAGTAATTGGGTTGGAGGAGTTGCTCCAGTTGCTTCTGATAATGTAATTTTTACTACTGGTACTGATACGGATTGTTGGTGGGATATTCCTTCTATTACAAACATTACACATTCTGCTACTGATATGTGCCTTGTATTTGGCGCAACTGCTATGACAAATCATACTATTACAGGAGTATTTACTCATGGTGGAGAAATAGGAGTGAGCAAAACTCTTTCAACCAATTGCATTATCACCTTTAATATGACAACCACTAATCCAATTTTTGTAGGAGAACACCAATCATATTACAATTCAACACCAGGAGAAACATCAAGTGATGCTACTGCTACAAATGTGACTACTCATACAAACAGCATTAGCAAATTAGAGTATTGGATGAGTGGTTCTGTTGATATTGTTTGGCCTAATGGTTATTATCCAACAGTAAAGACTGTCGGCTGGTCAACTCCTCATGCTCCTCAAGACGGAGAAAACCCCTTTTATCATGAGGTGGACTTTTACGCTTTAATTTTAACAAGCACAGCAAGTTTTAGACAAGTGAGCCGAACCGCTTATGCTTCTTCTGCAAGAGCTGAAGCAAATAAGGTATTCAGAGTAAGGTCTTTAACAACAAACAAACAACCTTTTGATGGAGGAAAGGCTCAATGGATATTTTATGCTGATACTGCTGGTTGGGAATTGCCCTTATCAGGCTCAAACATTATGTCTGGGAGTCAAACACCCAACAAACTTGAAAATATCCGAGTTGCTAAGAGCCAAAACACAGTAAACAAAATCTTTATTCCCCCAGGACAACACTATATTAAGAAGTTAATTGTTGATGCTGGAGTTAATATGTCTTGCTCAAGAGGTATAGCAGAACTTAATATCGTTTCAAGACCTGACATAAGAGGTTCATGGGAGTTCTTTACAATTGCAGATGGAATATATCGCTCTGCTAAATCAGGTATGAGACCAACACTAATTCAAGGTGGAACAAACCAAACAGTCTATGCTGACACTGCTGTTGCTTTTGTTGATGGAGATGCACTAAATCTAAATGACCCCACTCTCACATATGTCAAGGGAACAGGGACACTTACAGCAACAGCATTTGTAGGTGATGGTTCTGGACTTACAGGTATTTCTGGTGGTGGTGGAGGTGGAGTCACTGCTGTCACAGGAACAGCTCCTATCGTTTCATCTGGAGGAACAACACCTGCTATTAGCATAACTACAGTATCGCCAAGCGCAAACGGAATAATGACTTCGGTTGAACATGTTAAATTATCCAACATTGAGGCATCGGCAACGGCAGACCAAACGGGCGCAGAAATTAAGGTTGCCTATGAAGCCGAAGCAGATACTAACGCATTTACAGATGCAGAAAAAACAAAATTATCAGGGATTGCTACAGGTGCAGAAGTCAATGTTCAGTCCGATTGGAACTCCAGCTCAGGTGATAATCAGATATTAAACAAACCCACTATCCCCACTCAGTATACAGATGCTCTTGCTCTAAGTGCAGTAGAAGGAGAGGCTACTCTTGATTGCACAGGACAAATACATTTTCGTGCGCCAGTTGAAGTTATTGCTACTGACCCTGCACCAGCAATTACTGAATCAGGAAGAGTTTATGGTATGACAAATACAGGACCAATTTTCTTTACTTTACCTCCTGGCGCACCTGCAGGGGTTCAATATGTTGTCATTAACACATTGGGGCATGACATAGTAATCCGCCTAACCGACCCAAATGACACATTAAATGGCGTAGCAAACGGCACTGCTCTTGCTACTACAATTAACAACGGAACAACAATTGTTTGTATAGGTGATGTAGGAGCTCCTTCGGCTTGGTATGTGATGGGAGGAATCTAAGTGCTTCCAACATCAATAGGTATTCTTCAGGCTCAAAGTACTGCAGCTGCACCTGTTTCCTTTGCCTTTGACTCTGCGTGGGATTTAACTTCATCGGATGCTTTAGGCACTTTGAGCGCAAAACTCTCTGCTTATACAGGTGTGGCTCTTACTCCTCCATCATCAAACCCCTTTATTCCTACTCAAAATGAAATCGTTGTTGCGACAGGACAAGTTTTTACAATGGCTTCAGGAACAACATTAACTTCATTTGCTTTGCACTTTACAAAATCAGTTTCCCCTTCTAAGCATAAAATTGCTACACTATCAACTGCAAACCCCAATCTAAACTTAGGAGAATACGACCACATTGCCTGGTCAGGAAATGGTAATTATGCTTTAGGGGCAGATGCACCACTTGTTGTAATAGGTGGTGGTTTTGGTGGCGGTGATGACGATTTAGGCGACGGAGAAGACGAAGGAGGCGGACTCATCGTGCCTGGTGCTCCTGGTGGTGGTGGTCTTATTGACGACCCTTTACTCCCTGGTGTTCCTGGAGGAGGAGGACTTGTTGCTTCTCCTTCTGTTGACATAAATCTGATAACTCTTATGAATACAAATACAGGCGCATTTAATACTCCCCTATTTTGGCTTTGGATAGCAGCTGGTCTCACAGGAGCAATAGCACCTGGCGAAACAATCAACGCAAACTTTGAAGCAACAAATAGTGCAGGGACAACAATTTCAACAACAAAAACATGGGTGACACAATGACGAGATGTAAATTATTAGACGAATGGTTTGACGACCAATCAAAAAAACTTGATAAAGAAGAAGAAAAACAGGGAAAAGACTTAATTGTAGGTGATTAAATGAGCGATACGGTTAAAGGAGACACACCTCTTGATTCAAATATGTCTGAAGAGGTTAGGAGAGGTAAAGTAGTTTATTTGCCTCCTGAACGATGCTTTACAAATGTGTATATCAAGCATACACCTCATGGGCTGTTGGTTTCTAAGAAGAAGGGTGAACGACACTTCTTAGTTATCCCTAATACAAAGGTTGTTCAAATAACATACGAGGAATGAATATGGATATTGATACAATAGTGCTTTATGGATTAGTTTTGGCTTTTGTCGGAGAAAAAGGTCTTGCTCTTTACAAGAGAGTTATGGCTGACGGAAAAATTACTCTTGACGAAATACAAGACATTATTGAAGAAGTTACTGATATAGCAGACGATGCAAAAGAAATGCTTGAAGAGGAATGATTTCAATGTCAAATCTTGAAGACAAGGTTGAATCCCTTGATGAAAGGGTTCGCTTGCTTGAACAAGCAGTTTTTGAATTGTCTGTAATGGCTAAGTATTTGAAATATGCCTTCTTTGCTATGCTTGCATCACTCGGAATTGACTTAGGTGGAATGATTTAATGACTTACTATTGCTCTACTGCTGATGTTGCTGACCGCATGGGACTTAGTTCTCAAGAGCGATTGGCTGCAAACAGTAGATTAACAGGAGCAATTAGAAGGGCTACAATTGAAATAGACCAAGAGTTTTTTGATAGGGGCAGAAGTGAACCTTCAAAAAGCACTTCAGAAACCACTTCTAACGGCAGCACTTCCGTTGGGGCTACGACTACACCACTAACTAACGCAGACGCCTTCAGTACGGCAGCAAACGGCAATATAGATGGTGATTCATTTACATGGACTGGTAAGGATGGAGGAATTAGTGCTTTATCCATAGCAAATGCTGGAGATGGCTATTCAGCAGGCACACTAACTGCAACTGGAGGCACAGGCAGTGGGTTTGCAGGAACATACGGTATTAGTGCTCTTACATCTGCTTATACTATTTCAGGAACAAATACTACTTGTCAAGCAGGAAACTATTTGGTAAATGGTGTAGTTATTGGTGCTTATATTGTTCACTTTCAAGTAAACAGCATAACTTTAGGTGGAACAAATACAGGAGCTCTTGCTGATGATGGTTCAGCTGACGGAACTGGCACATTTAATATCGGCAGTAGTGCAGGTGGAACATTTACAGTTACTTCTGGAGTTATTAGCAATATAGTTATTACAGACACTACATATTATCCATCTATCCCACCTATTACAGTTGCTGATTCAACCTCTTTTGGTAATAGCACTTTAACTGCTGTTCTAAAGACTGCAGGTCAATTACAAACAATTTCAATTACAGATACTACAAAGTATGCTTCAACCCCTACTATCACATCATCATCTTCATTTGGTAATGCAGCAGTTACTGCAACCCTATCCACTACAGGAATAATCTCATCCACTTCTATTACTTCTGCTGGAATCTATACCGTTGCCCCAACAGCAATTGTTATATCCAATGCTGGTAATGGAGTTGGTTCTATTGCATCAACATTTACATTCAATAGACTAACAGGATGCACAGGAATATCATTTGACCACTCAAGCGGAGTAGCAGTACAAGAAGGAGAAATGGCTCACATTCTAAGAGAAGTGTGTGCTGATATTGCAGCAGGTTTCATCTATGAAGACCAAGCAGTTTTCGGTGATGGGAAAGACCTAAGAAGCAATACCTTCAGACAAAGAGGTATGACTGCTCTTAAGCGTTTGGCTCATCACGGAGGGATTGCATAATGGCTCAATTGTCAATGAGTGAAGTCTTAGGTGAAAAGTTTAGTCTTGCTAAATACATGACTATGGTTAACAGAATACCAGATGTATCTCCAAGAGATATTGCTATGGTTGAAACGGCCTTCGCAAAAGAGATGGAAAAAATTATTGCTCCAAATCAAGGTATGATGCAAATAAAGTGGGATTATCGTCAACTCAAAACGCTACTAAAGAATGTCAGCGAATCAGGGCTGAAAAAGAAGTTTGCAGAAGCAACTGCAGACGCAACGACTATCGGTATCACTAAAACAAAGGGTCTTTTATCTCAAGGTCCTGGCTATAACAAAAGAAAACAGCCTATCAGCAATATGTTCATTAAAGACAGACTAAAACGAGATTCAACAAACCTTTCTATTTACAAATTAGTGGCTAAGAACCTAAATTATGCTTTTGATGAAGACAAAGGTTCAATTATTGGGTTTGTAGGTAAAACTATGCAACAGCCTTTGCAGGGTTCAAGAGAAGCACTGTTAGCACCTCTTGTTGAGGGAGTTAAGAAGGGTTCTGAACCAACTGCACCTAATTTTCCTGTTGCTGCAAGCGTTAATTGGACTCCATACCAAGCAAAGTGGAGAGAATCAATGATTGGCAGAGACTTTGACAGATTTGGAGCCTCTAATCAACAAAGAATTAGAGTACCAAGAGTTCAAGCAGTACCATTTTTAGATGTTTGGGCGACGCATGTTATTCAAGCCACTATGGAATCATTTCTTAGGAGAGGACTACAATGACAGTAGCAGGACATACAATTAAATGGACTCATCGTTTGAATGGAGAAGACCCCGCTTCTCCTTTAGGGCATAATCAAGGAACATGGACTTCAACAGTTGCAGGAGCAGTTGATGAAGACTTTTGGAAAGTTAGTGGTGCAGGATATAACAAAATTGACTCAACTGCTGCTCAAACTATTATTCTTTCATTAAAGTATGATACAACACCTGTTAGTGGGACTCTATTAGCGAGTCTTGATAATGGGTCAAAGGAGATTTTAGTCAAATCAACTGGTGATGCAACATCTCTTAGCATAGAAGGGGCAGGAGTTTCAGCAGTTGTTATTTCCGATTTGGATTTAACTGAAACATTCATTTTTAGACTCACTTTGAGCAGTACAGGTGGAGTATTCTATCCATTTGATTTAGAAGAATCTGAATCGGGAGGTATTCTCACTACTTCTATTGTATCAACAAGCAGTACAGGAACCAAGTCCTCTTTTGGTTGCGATAATGGAGTTGTTCTGTTTGGTAATGTGTATTACACCGATGAAGGTTCGTTTAGCACATCTGAAATGGCAGCGTCTATTTGGACTTCTGATTTGCTCGTAAGAACAGGATATAGACTCATTGAATTGTTAAAAGCATCAAAAAGAATGTATCTAAAGTCATTTGTTGAAGATGCGTCAATTGTCTATGCTAATGATTTATCCCCCACTACTACATCTCGCCTTAAACCACCAACCATATTTGTATCAGTTCCCTCATTGAGCTCAAACATTGAATCTCTTGG